GTGTTACCGACAGCCCCGCCAGCCTGGGGACGGACATGCTGACATTTTCGTCGCAGGCGTCGGCCAATCCGCTGGCCAACCGCAAGCAGCGGCCGGAAAATATATTCACGGCAGCATTGGAAACAAATTTCGAGTTTGAAGAAACCAACCCGCCCGGCGCCGCTAACCTGTTTGCCAGCACGCTCGACAGGCTTGAAGGCCTGGCGCGGCAATTCAACCAGCTTATTTCCGCCCAGGCATCCAAGACAAAGGAGTCTGCACAGCCGCAACCGCCGCAATTGAATGCGATTGAAGAACTCGCCAGGAGTTTATCCGGCTTTGCTGCTGATTTCCGCCGTGAAGCCGAAACCATCGCCAACAAGCTCAACAGCACCGACAGCGACATTACCGAGCTGAAAACCCGCACCAACAAAATCGGTACCGAGCTCGGCAACCTTAACACCCTTCTCGAAACGACCGAGGCTAAAGATCAGCGCCACCACCGCAACACGGGTAGCAGCGCGGTCAGTACCGACTGTTAGCGAGCAACCCGACAGGAGCAATTACCGGAGTACACCATGCGCAATTCAACCCGCCTAGCATTCAACGCCTATATGGCGCAGCTCGCCACGCTCAACGGCGTGCCCTCCGCAACTGAAAAATTCGCCGTCGAACCCAGCGTGCAGCAAACGCTGGAAGACCGCATCCAGGAATCGAGCGAATTTCTCGGCATGGTCAATAACATCGGCGTCACCGAACAGAAAGGCGAAAAGCTGGGTTTGGGCATCGGTGGTCCCATCGCCGGCACGACCGACACCGACTCGCAGGATCGCGTTACCAACGATCCGACGACGCTGGACGACCAGGGCTATGAGTGCTCGCAGACCAATTTCGATACGCACATCAAATACGCCAAGCTCGACGCCTGGGCAAAATTCGGTGATTTCCAGACGCGCATTCGCGATCAGATCGTTCGCCGTCAGGGCCTGGACATTATCTGCATCGGCTTCAACGGCGTCAGCCGCGCCGCCACCTCGAACAAGGTTGCCAACCCGCTGATGCAGGATGTCAATATAGGCTGGCTTGAAAAATACCGTTCGCATAATGGCGGCGCTCGCGTCATGGATGAAGGCGCTGCCGCCGGCAAGGTAACTATCGGCGCTTCGGGCAAGGATTATGTCAATATTGACGCCCTCGTCTTCGACGCGGTCAACTCGTTAATCGAACCTTGGTACCGCGAAGACACGAATCTGCGCGTCATTCTCGGGCGCGACCTGCTGGCGGACAAGTATTTCCCGCTAATCAACAGCGCCTTGCCGCCGACCGAAGTTATGGCGGCTGACATGATTATCAGCCAGAAGCGCGTCGGTGGTTTGCCGGCCGTGCGCGTGCCCTATTTCCCCACGGGCGCCCTGATGGTGACCCGCCTCGACAATCTGTCGCGCTACTACCAGGAAGGCGCCAGACGCCGTACGGTCATGGACAACGCCAAGCGCGACCGCATCGAGAATTACGAATCAAGCAACGACGCCTATGTCATCGAAGATTATGGCTGTGGTTGCGTCGTCGAAAACATCGTCTTCGAGTAACCCACATGAACAGCCCGGCGCGCAAACATTACACAAGCAAACTGGCGCAGACACAGGCTGACGCCAGCGCCCAGTCGGCGCAAGAAAGCCGCAGCGAATACGAGCGCATGCTGCTATTGCTCGACACGCATCAGCAGCAACTCTCGCAGATCCAGAGCGTCAAGCGCAAAATTGCCGCCAAGGCCACCTTGTTGCCGGAATATGAAGCCTATCTGGACGGCGTCGTCACCGCTGAACAATCGGCGCAGGATAACGTTCTCACCACGCTGATGGTCTGGCATATGGATTGCGGCAACCTCGCGCGCGCCCTGCAGCTCGCCGAATGCGCACTGTTAAATGACATGGTCATGCCGGAGCGCTACAAGCGCACCATCGGCTGCGTCGTCGCCGAGCAGGCGGCGGAATGCGAAGTCAGCGAAGCGGATCAGCCGCAGCGCTTGCACTTGTTGCAAAAGGCCATGACGCTGACCAAAGATCAGGACATGCCGGACGAAGTGCGCGCCAAGTTGCACAAGGCCAGCGGCCAGGCCCACGAGCAAGCTGGTGACCCGGGCGAGGCGCTGGCCTCGCTTGAGAGCGCCCTGGCATTACACAGCGGCGTCGGCGTCAAGAAAGACATTGAACGGCTGCGTCGACAGATCAAACAGCAGCAGGACAGCAATAAACCTGCGGTTTAACCGAGTGCCCATCGCACCCGGGGCGGCCCTGTTAATAGTCAGGCATAGCCTCGGTTATTAACGGAATCACCGCCCTACTTAATCTAATGACCCTGATCGCCACCGGTGACGGCAACGAAAACACCGATCAACCCATTGCCAACGCCGCATTCTTTGCCGATACCATCAAACTGGTCGAATACCGCGATGCCAGCCGCATTGACCGCACCGCCCAGGACGATCAGGCCATCGAAGCGCTCAAAAGCGCCATTGTGCAGATCAATCAACAACTGGCCGAGAGTATCAACGCGTGGGTCGCCGCAGGCCATGCCACCATTGACGATCTACCAGCACCGCTACACATGCCCGCAGGCTACTACAAGGAACGCTACCGCCAGGCCATTTACAACGCTGCCGACGCCTTGCTCGCTGAGAATTTCCGCGATTTTGACAGTACAGGCGAAGGTCATGGCCGCGCCGACGCCATGCAGGAGCGCATTGATTCCTATCGCAGAGAATCAAATTATGCTGTTGCGGATCTGTTGTCGCGCCCTCGGGTTCGTGTGGGTTTGTTGTAATGGTCAAGATCATTAGCAAGGAAGGCGACATGATAGATGCTATAATCTGCGCTTATTTTCAAACAAGTTCCCCCGGACCGCGCACTACAGCGCGTGTCCTTGCCGCCAATCCCGAGCTGTGTCTGCAACCTGCTAGACTACCAGCGGGGGTTGGCATCTTTTTACCCGATGATCTAAACGAGACTGCCGATGATGGCAGCGTCAAGCTCTGGGATTAGGATGAGCAAGATCGAGCTCATCCGCAACACCGTACTCGCCGCCGACGAGATTGAGGCCGACCAGCTCATCACGTTGATCTCGGACGGCAAGATCGTCACCACGGCAACGTCGGTGACCTATAAAGCCAAGGCTATCGTCGCTATCATTGAATGGAAAGGCGATATTCACAAGATCGCCTGGGCGCTCGGTGAATATCTGCGTAATCACGAGCCGGATCAGCCCAGGGACGCGCTTGAATTCGAAACCGAGATCATCTCCCATCCGTTGGTGGACGTTACTTTCACCCTGCCCTTTACCGAGCGCGTCGTCGTCGAAGGCAGCGGTGACACCGTCGAGGCAGAGACCTGCACCAAGCCGATCACCGATCCGGCAGACCTCGATCTGTTAGGCAGTCCCACCAGTGGCGGAGATAACTGACGAGCTCACGCCGGCGCTGCGCACTCTGATGCGCAGCCTGTCACCGCAGGGTCGCACTCGATTGCTGCGCACCGTTGCCCGCAAGATGCGCAAAAGCAATGCCGAACGCATCAAGAAGAATGTCGAGCCGGATGGCGGCAGGATGGAGCCAAGGAAACGTGGCAGGGAACGCATGTTCCGGAGGTTGCACCGAGTAAGGTATTTGAAGGCCAGGGTTACTGGTTCAGAGTCCAGCGTTGGCTGGCGAGGCAGAGTCGGTCGCATAGCCGCGACGCATCATTTTAACTTGGTCGTGGAAGCAAAAGGCCGTCGTTATCGAATGCCCCGCCGCGAACTGTTGGGCATCAGCAGGAAGGACGAGTATTTGATACTGGATGCGATTGAGTCGGAACTGTTGAGTGATTAACAGGGTAAGCTATGAGCTTGAAACCAAGGGCATTACAAACACGGTTAATCGTGTTAAATCTTGGCTTGCTATTTTGACGCAAGGCTTTATAAAGCCCCTCTCTTGCCAAGCCAGTCTGTTTTGCAACACCATCCATCCCCCCCCGTTTTTTTGCAATTACGCCAAGCGCGTACGCAAGTTCAGAGGGATCATTTTCCTCAATAACAATTGTCAGGTATTCTGCAATAGCCTCGTCACTATCAAGATGATCCGCAATGTCAAACGGAATTAATTGTTGCTTGTTCATAAATTAACCCTCCAAAGTTTCAGCCAGTTTTTTGGCTTTGATAATATCTCGCTGCTGAGTCGACTTATCGCCACCAGCTAACATTACAATCAAAATTTCTTCCCGGATGGTGTAATACATCCGCCAGCCAGGGCCAAAATATTCACGCATTTCATAAATACCATCACCCACATGCTTTACATCGCCCAGATTTCCCCGGGCGGCCCTGTCAAGCCGAACTGCCAATCGGCGACGTGTCATGCCATTACGCAAATTCTTGAGCCAGCTATCAAACTCAGCAGTTTGAACAATTTGATACATAAATAGATTGTAATCGTTCGATTACAATCTATCAAGGCAAGACACGATAGCTACCTTAATTACCAGGCATAACGATTAACGTTGACAACCGCAGCCAGCCTGCGGCACACTATAGATACCAAGTGAAACAAAGCTTGGTCGGGTGTCCAAGCCCGGATGTAAGAGGCGCATACCAAAGCCGCGCCAATCATAAAACGCGGCTTTTTTATTGCGCAGCATGGCAGATTTATGGGCGGCCATGCGGGAGGCGAAAGCCTGCCGGCACCTCTTACCCGGTCTTGGAACCCGTATGGTCTGCCCTCCCTGTTTCCAAGCAGGGAAAGCGAGAAGACAAACCGCACGTAAGAGGAAATTGCCATGACAAGTCAATCCAGAAAGCCGCACACTGCAGCTGATATAGGCATAAAACCCACAGCCAACGCCGAAATCCTGCCATCAAAGCCACCGGAACTACCTGACAGCATCAACAGTCTTGACGCAATTTTCAAGCAGGTTCTTGATGATATCCGTCAGACCGACAACATTGAGCAGTTTAATAAGTTAAGAACAGAAACGATTGCCAAAATGCCGCGTGAATTGGTCATGCTGCTCAATCCGCTCATTTGTTACAGCGCTGACGAATCAATCACAAACGCTGCCGACATGGCTTTTGATCTTGGCATCCTTACCGAAATGATGGTCAAGGCGGATAATCTGGACGAAACAAAATCATTCTGGATGTGGCACGAAGTTGTCACTTTCGCGCTCAATTACG